AAGAATCTGCAAAATCTTTATACATTTGTTCTACAAGGGAAGTCGTCGGAACAACTATCAGAATATTTTGTTGTCTCTCAACGTAATATCTCACAACAGAATATATCATCAACGACTTTCCAGAAGCAGTTGGAGATATCAATAACTTTCGATTATGTCTTAAAGCGTCGTATACTCCCTCAACTTGATAATCGCGTGGGACGTGTTTACTAATGGCAGTCATATAATCTTTTACACCTTCCTTTGAGATGCCGTCATTTATCTCAAAAGGAAGTCCATAAAACTTATTGTCGGTGAATTCGTATGTGTATTCGTGATCCTTACAGAACTGAATTACCCGGTCTAAAAGACCAACATAGATTTCTTTTGCATCTACATTAAACAAATAAATGAATCCGTCCCACCACTTATTCTTATAAGCGGGTGAGAACTTTGCGTTTGGAACCTCAAATTGAAATGCGTCTTTCAATTCATAGTAGATATGAGGTTCTGCCTCTATTTGCAGATAAATCTCATTCTTCTTTGATATCACCAAATGAGACATTCATAAAGTATCAGTTATAGGTATTTATTTACTCACAAAGACTTAAGTTTTAATTAACTCATCAACTTTTTTATCATAAGCAGATGCCATTCTTTCTCCGGCATTTTTTTTCTTTTTTAGTTCGGGCGATACCTGCGGCGCCGGTCTTTCGTGTGGTGTTCCGTCCTGAACTAATCCATCTCCATCACGATCAATAGCATCTTTTTTATATGGTTCTGATTTTGACTTAACCATAGGTTGTTGAGTTTGGGTTGGTTGTTGTTCTGGTGCTGGTGCTGGTGCCTGTTGTTGCTGCTGTTCTGGGGGAACCTGTTCTTGTGGTGGTGCCTGTTGTTGCTGCTGTTCTGGGGGAACCTGCTCTGGTGTCGATGGTTGTGGTTGTTCTGGGGTTGATGCTGCCAGCGCGTTTATATTTGCAGTTGATGCATCGATATTTTGCTGTGCGGCAGAAATTTTGAGCGAACGTTGTTGTGCTTTGTCTGGATTATTTGCCAAGAAAGCTCCGACGTGTTGTCTAAGAACTCTTTTTCCCCCTGGTCCAATAATTCTTTCTGCTCTTTCTTTTGTTTTTTCTGCTTGTGTCAATTCCGCTTGTGCTTCCGATTCTGCTGCTGCTTGTTGTGCTTGTGCCTCTTTTTTTGCCTTCAATTCTACAATTCTTGCTTGCCTCTCAAACTGTTTTAGTGTTTTTGGTCCTTGTTGTGCTTGTGCTTGATTTGATTTTGATTCTTTTTCTGGTTTATAATCAATTTTAGTATTTCCTGGTCTACTTACACCTGTAGATTTATTTTTTCCTTTTGGAAGTGCGGCTCTTAAGTTAGAACTTTTCTGTCTTTCTGAAGAAATTGCAGAAGCTTCTACATCACCTTCTTTTCCAGTAAGAACTACATCAGCAACTCCTTGCTGAGATTTAAATTTACCTTTGCCAGAAGTAGCAACTTGATTTATTATTCTAGTAAGTTGTGGATAATCATTGTTAAGATTATCCAATACTTCTTGAGATGAGATCTTTAGATTTTTTTGCGTATCTCGATCCGCAGTCCTCATATCAATTTGATTTTGAGAAACTTTTTCAATTCTGCCCATAATCTCTCTTTCAATTTTCTCCTTTTCTTCTCTAGATTTATTACTATGAAATTTTTTTACATACTGTCTAGCAGCAGAAGAAACCATTCCTTTCAATTCGCCACTTTCAGCAGAAGCAAGTTGGGCACCCTTACCCTTTTTTATACTGACACCAACCTTGAATTTATCATTATCTGGATCATAAATCTCTATATCACCTTTAGAAGTTTTATCAGTTCCACCATCACGATTAAATCTTTTGGATAATTCTGCTTGAGACTTTCCTGCAACTCTAGTTGGGAGACCCTTTTCAATCGATTTTCTTATCTTTTTTTCTTTACTCAGTGCCAAAAGACCGCTAATAGAATCATCTAAAAATTTATTATATGGTCGTTCATCTCCAGGTTGCCTGCCAGATTTTTGAGAAAATTCATCCTCTCTAGCATTTTGAAAATTGAGAGGGTGTTCCCTGTTTTGCTTCGCTTTTTCTACTTCCTGCCGAATCAATATCTTGGCAGATTCATAATCTTTTTTTAATAGCAAATCTCTAATTCCTTGTTGTTCTGGATTCCCAATAAAATAATTCCAGATTTTACTTTGAGAATTTTCATCATGAGTTTTATTTAATGCTTCGCAAATTAATATAAATTCTTGAAAGGTCTTCATCTACACTTATAGTTTATTCTTATTTAGTTATAACCTGCCGTGAACTTGTGCCATTCCAGTGCGTTCTTGATTTGATAAGTTCTATTTGAAATACACTTTATGACTTCCTCAAGAAACTTAAGCATAATGTCATAATATCTAATCTTAAGATCTACTTTATTCAACCTCTCATCGGCATCCATATACCTCTGTATGGCATCCTTTTCTCTTACCTTATACGGAAATGGTTCTTCGGCATAGACCTCTGCTGTCGCCTTCCCAGTGTAGTAGTTGTAGCGTTCTAAACGAACTCTATTTGATGTTTCTCTTGCTTTCTCACGCAAAAGAGTAATGGTATTATACAGAGTATAATACTTGGAATGAAGTTGAGGAATTTTTAAAGACTCATCGTGTAGATTATCAGGGTCAATAACAGAATCCTTCTGCCACATCTCCTGAAGTTTATCCAAATCAATCATAAACTTGTACCAGTTGGTCCTAATATATTATACACAGTATACTTGAAAGATGCCTCTGCTGTAAAGTACTGAATATCAGTCGCAGTGGAATCAAATTCCAAAGAGGTTAATGTTGTTGGAAATAAATCTTTAAACTTAACAATTGCAGTTGTTTTATAATTACTGTTTAGAATATAAAGACTTCCATCACTGAATACTTGCAATACATTATCTTTTTGAGTTGCGTCGTCTTCTATATCAACTAAATCTCTAAAATCTTGTGTTGTTTCTGGAAATCCAATACCAGTCAACCAATTATGAATTGCCATATAATTTTCCATATTCTCATCAACAAGAAACCTTAAAGATAAATCGCCATATGTGAGTTTATCGCCAGGAACGTCAATATCTTTTAAATATGTTGGTTGAGTAATAGTGGATAAAGTAATCTCAGGTATTCTTGCCGAATTGCAGAAAAATGCTGCTTTGGGTTCTTTTGCTAATGAAAACTTAAATCCTACGGGAGATAAGAAGTTCCTATTGTCAATTTGATTGGGAAAACTACGAGCTGCTGGCATTTTTTATTTTTATTTAGATATAAAAAAAGGGAACCCGAAGGCTCCCCAGAGAACGTGTGAGAAAGACTCACATCAAATTCGCCACTTTGACTCTACGATAGTAGGCGTTAGCGTTGGTTGTGAGTGCGCCACTGCCAGCAGTTGTTCCTTCGGCAAAGGGATTAGCGACAATGCCGTAGCGCGTCTTAAATCCGATTTTTGGTTGGAAGGTGTTCTCACCAACGGCACGAACCATTTGGAGAGGAACATATGGGCAATAGAACAGTCCGGCATCATAAGGAGAAGAACCCTTATAACCAACAACGTAGAACTGATTAGGAGCAACGTTTGCCGAATATGGGTCAATATAAACCTTATACTTACCTTGAAGAATGCCAGCAAATGTATTGCCGGTGTCATCAACATTCAGGTTGGCGTTGAGTGCTGGGGTGTAATCAAGAACTCCTGCCATCGCAAGTGCCGAAGCAACGTCTGCGGAGCAAAGAATCATATTACCCTTCCCTCTACGAGTCTGTTGAGCGATAGCGTTAGCATCGCGCTCGATTTGGAAGATAAGACCCTTGAACTTCTCAACTGACCAGCGACCGTTGGAATCAACATCAAGGTCAAAAGTACCAGCGGTTGCAGTGTTTGCTTGAGCACCAGGCTTAGCAATCTTATAAACGGTACGGATGATTTCGCGGTTGATTTCGGCAAGGATTTCGGTGGAAAGAATGTTTGCCAATTCAGCTTCAGCATTCAAACCGTGAATTGCCTTGAGGTCTTGAGCGAGCTCTAATGAGTACTCAGCTTTCAGAGCACGTGACTTAGCGGTAACGGTGACTTTCTCAATCGAGAATGCCATTTCGTTGAAGGCATTACCGGAACCACCTAGGTCCTCGGAGTCATCGGTACGCATACCTTGACCAACGTTATATTGGTCGGAACCAGTACCAGAGTTGTTTGCTTGGTTAGAACCATCAAGAATAGAAGGATTAGTTCCACCTTGTGCGGTTGAACCCATACCAACGGCAGCGCCGCTGAATCCGTCAGTTAAACCAAGTGCTGCGTTTTGACCAGAGAATGCCGAATTAGCTTCGTTGAAGAATGCTTCGGTTCCTGTTTGAGTTGAATAACGTGAACGCATTGCAAAGATAAGTCCGGTAGGACCGTTCATTGGTTGAACGCCGCAAAGATCATAAGCGATCAAATTGGGCATTGAGCGTCTGATCAAGGAGATCAGAACGGGGTCGAAACCGGCAACAGGTGAAGATGCGCCAGCAGAGAAACCTGCAGTACCACCAGTATTGGTATTGACTGTTGGACCTTCTGTAAGGAACTCGCGCTCTTCACGAAGCTCTCTTTCTTGATTTTCGAGCAGGATAGCGGTTACGGATCTACGATGTGCATCTTTGATCTGATCCATTCCAGAATAATCTAGAATTGGAGCCCACTTCTCCTGCAAATATTCTGCGTTGAACATTTGCATTTGTTTTTACCTATTTAAAGTTTTTTTGTTTGATTGTTTATAATTTAAAAGTCAGATTTTAGCAACTCTTCCGAGTGTTTGAAGGTATGATTCCATTCTTCCATTAACCTGGGGTTGTTGGGACTGGTAATCAGTACTTTCTGACAAGGTTTCAGAGTTATCTCTTTGAGCACTGGTGTATGATGGGAAATAAGATTCTCTTAAAGTTACCAGTTTCTCACGATAGTTTGCTTCACCATCAAACTCAACATTTTCGGCAAGAGAAGCGAGTTTGTCCTTTTGTGAGAGTGCAAGACCCTCAACGACATCTGCAAAAATTACATCTGCAACTGACTCGGATAATCTTCTGTTTAGAGCAACATTTCTTTCAATTTGCTCGTTGAGTTTTCCTTCCATTTCATCAAGTTCC